AACGTCGTCTTGCCCGTGATGTTGAACGCCCGGATGCCGCGGCGGTCGCAGTAGCTGGCCACGCGGCTGGGCCCGGAGCCGCCCCGCTCGGCGCGGCCGTACTCCGTGTCCCAAAGCAACGTGGCCGCCGCCGGCACGTTCTGATCGACGCCGCACATGCCGAGACTGCACTGCACGCAGCTGCCATCGGGGTTGCGATACCACTGGCGGATCTCGGCCGGCAGATCGGCAGCCAGTTGACTGGCCACCTGCGCATACACAGGGCTGCCAACCAGGGTCGCAACGATGATTGCCCCAAACCATTTCATTTGTTTTGCTCCTATCGCACGGAATTGGCCCACATCCGGGGTAGACGACTGCGTAGCTTTTCCAGCGCCGGCCGCATGAACGGGCGTCGCGGATACCGCTCGCGGCGGAACAGCCCGCCGATCTCATGCGCCCGACCCGACTCGCCCACCGCCTCAGCCTCCGGCCCAACGACCACTGCCTTCGCTTGTTCCTCGACGGCATACCCAATCGCCCGCTTCAACTGACCTTTGCGCGTGTGGGGCGGCTGCCCCGCAGGCGACGCCGTCTTCCGACGGCGGATACTGCGCCGCGCCGTCAGCCGGATCGCAGCCCCGGCCTGGCCGAGACTCGTGAAGTTGGCGCGGCGTGCTTTTGCCCGAACCTTGGGCATCTCGGACTTGGTGCGGACCGTGAACCCCAGCATCGCTACCTCAGCAACTGGAACGTGAATGTCAGGACGCTGGTGAACTGTCGCAGCTCCTCCAGGTGCTCAAGGGAGTACAACGGGTCGTTCTCGGTTCGCACCCACACGGCGTCGGGAAAGGTCGCGAACCGCCGCGTCGTGCGGACGAAGTCGGCGATCTCCTCGACCAGCCCGATCAGCGGATCAATCTCGGCGTTCTCTTCCGTGTCCAGTTTCTTCTGCACGGCCACATCGACCGCACACTCGTTTCCGGCCTGGCCGCGCGTCCCACCGCTGGTCTTCAGCGCCCGTGGGACCACGCTCACTCGCAGCGTTTTCATGTCGGGCAACTCAAACTGCGGCCGGTATTGCCTCTCGGCCGTCAGGGGCTGGCTGAACGTGTGACCGTTCAATCCGACCAGAACGGCTTCCGCGATACTGACAGCCACTGCCATACCTGCTCCTTACGCAAAAATGCGGTATGCGACCCCTTCGCCGGCGACCGTCGGCTTGATGTAGACCTTGCTCGCGTCGTCGATCTGGATGAGAAACCCGTCAATGTTCGTCGCCAGGATCGGCATGTTCTGACTGCCTTGGTCGCCGATCATGACCAGGGCCGTGTTCTGAAGCGCTCCCGCCGCGTCGACCCTGGCTCCGATCCACACGAACTTGCAGGGGGTCACCGCCGTCACCAGTTTGCGCGCGGCTGTGGTGGGGGCCGTCCGCGTGCCGCCTACCATCGAAGTGGGTGGCGCTGTCGCCACCAGCCACGCGCCGTTGGCCGGGTCCACCTCGATACTTGCGGATTGCACCCACTGCCGCGTCATGCTTAGCCTGCCTCCAGCGTGTCCACGTGCTTAGTGTGAATTCGTAGCGTCTTGCGGTAGGGGTCTGAGTAGCGGTAGTGCGGCTCGCGGCCGGGGGCCATCACCTCGTACAGGAACGAGGTACTCCCCACCGTTTCCCGGATGCGGTCTCCGCGGTTGGGCAGCGTCCGCTGGTCGTCGATCACCAGGTCGGCCGCGAGCAGTAGGTAGTCGCGGGCTTCAATCTTCTCCGCCACCCCCGAGGCTCCGACCACCTCGAAGACCGTCCGCCCCACCGTGGCCGAAACGTCAATCGACGCCAGGCCACGGTGGTAGGTGACGATCCGCGTGGCGTGTCGAGTCCGCTGGTCTTCCAACCAGTCGGACCCCTGCTGGAGCAGATCGGACATGGCGAACTCCTCTACTGGCTCAGGCGGACGCGGACCGTGGGGTCCGAGTCCACCGCAGCCTTGATCGTCTTGCCGATGCGCTTGTTGCCAACGGCGGTGGTGGTTGCCAGGGACAGCCCGGCGTCCCAGTAGACTTCCAGGCCGACGCCAATCGCCGAGCCGACGCTCGTGGCCTTTGGAAAGTCGAAGACTCCGACCACGGCCAGAGCGCCCAAGCGAGCGGCCGGAATCTCCGTCTTGGCAACTCCCACCAGTTCGCCTTGCACGACGACCGCGCCCGCGGCGACCGTCGCCACCGGTGTGTAGTCGATCGTGTCCCCGTCTCGAATGAATGTGGCTTGAGGCATTGCGAACGCTCCGGACCAGGTGCCTTGTAAATGGAATGACGGGCGACGCGATTACACTTCGCCCTTGGACCGCACGCCGCCTCGCGGGTCTTGGAGGCTCGCGCCGAAGTCGTGATAGCCCCGCATCTGGACGCCCAACACGTTGAAGTCGGCTTCGGCCGTCTCGATGGTCGGGGCTTCCTGGCCGTTGAGGAACGCGACCTCGATCACGGGCAGGTCGTTCGGTTCGGACAGGAGGTACCAGGCCTTCGCCGAGTTGCCCGGGTACACGGCGTTGGCCAGATACCGGCTCACCTCGACGCGGAACTTTCCCTGGTGGGGATTGGCCACGGGGAACTTGGCGTTGGCCGTGGTATCCCGCAGTTCCAGGGACTTGAAGAGCTGCGAGCCCATGGCCGAGAGAGCCGTGGGTACGAGCAAGATCGCCGGCATGATTCCGATCGGCTTGCCGTCCCCATCCACCTGGTCCATGAAGGCGACTTCCGCCTTCGTCAGGCCGTCGATGGTCAGGGCCGTGTCGGCGCCCGCGAGGAAGTTCTTGTTCCCCACGGTGAAGAAGCCGCTGTTGGCCAGGAAGATGGTCCAGAAGACGTCGTTGATCTTGAGGCCGGACCCTCGGCCCAGCTTGCGGGGCACGGTGGTGATCGCGCCCAGATCGTCGTTGATGATGTCGCGGCGGTCGAGCGAGAGCATCAGGCCGTAGGTGTCGGCCTTGTTGGTGTACTGCTCGCTGCCCAGCGTGCCATGCTTGAGTTCGCCCCCCGGCGCCACCAGCTCGTACTGATCCTTACCGATCAGCCGGTAGCTCGTGACGGTCTTGAAGTCGCTGACGTTTCGCACCGCGCAGATGTTCCGCCAGGTCCGCTCGACGCTGAAGAACCCTTCGAGCAGGAACTTGTTGGCAACGTTCGAAAGGATGCCGCCAATGTCGATGGTCGAGAAACCGGCCTCGATGCCACGTCCGAAGGCAAACCGCAGCACCGCGCGGCTATCGCGGAAGTTGCGTCCCGTATAACCGTTGGCCCAGGCCGCTTCGAGCAGTAGCTCTTGCAGACCAATGCCGCCGCGAAAACGGCGCGTCGCCAAGTCCAATGTTTGCGGTTCGAAGCTGGCCTCCGGATTAGCGATGCCGGCAGTCAGCATGCAGGCCGCTTCCAACACATTCCCATTGACGGTGTTATCCACGGAATGGATCGCAGGCGCGGCGGGACGCGTGATTCGCAGCACTTCCAGTTCGGTGCGTTGTTCGCTCCACCCCTCGCGGATTGCCTGCGCTTCCAATCGCGGCGCACGACCGCCACAGATGCGCCGCACGGCTGCGATCCGTTCGGTTTCAGCGGCTGCGTCGGCACGCATCTGATCGACGGCAGTCGCGTTGACTGGGGGCGTAACGGGCGGAGTCGGCGGCGCGGGAGTGGTGGGAGGCGTTTGGGAATCGGCGTTCGGGGCGAGGTTGGGCTCGTCCATGATGGGTTCTCCGGAGGAATGAGTCGCGCCCGCGGCAACGCTGGCGCTCGTGGCACCGTCGGCCCCAAGGTCGACGAAACTGATTTCACCGAGCGTCGCCTTGCGGACGACATTCAGCGGGCCGCTATACTCGCGACCATTGACGATCACCTTCTGGCTTTCCTTAACGAACTCGAACTCTTCGACACTGGTGCCGACCGAGGCCTGCCACGGAAAACCGTTCTTGGAACTGACCACCACTTCGCGAGCGGCCGCCGTATCGCGCGACACCAAACCGCCGGCGACGAGTTGTCCCTGCTCGATGCGGATGGCATCGGTGTGTCCGACGCCCGACAGCGGATCGTGCCCAAACCGAATCGGTCGGGCTTGCGAGGGAATCGCCAGACCCGCCAGGTCGAGGATCACGGGATAGCGCCAGCCGGCGATT